GACCTTGTCCATAGCGAGCCACGCTGCATCTTCACCGGGGGTTAGGACGTTGGCATACCCGGCAAGCTGATCGACATAGCCGAAGGGGTCGTCTTCAGTGACGGATCGGTCCTTGAACTTCTTGTACCCGAACGGCGATGCCGACTTGACATCGACGATTACGCCATCGATACGAGCGTCGATATGCCCCTTGACTCCATCGACTTCGACCTCGGCCTGCTCCATGTCAACTTCATGCCCTGCCTCCTTAGTAAGAAAGAGAAGGAGCGCTTCGATGACGTCACCGTAGAGGAACTTCATCGCAGTACGACCAGTGATGGCTTCCTTGCCTCCCTCAATGGGGTGGTTGTCGTACCATACTTGTCGATCGGGGCGACCTAGAGCTGAGAAGCGAAGGCCACTGCTGCTATGAGTAGAGCGACGTAGACGCATCCGTAGAACATCCGAGAGTGACTCACAGAATGAAACGATATTTTCTTCGTCAACAATATGATCGCTTTCAGGATCCAGTAGATTGTAAATGTCCTCCGGGATGGTACTGATGTCAGGCACTAGCTTCGTCCTCTGCGTCTAAATCGATCGTATCACTGTCTAAACTTTCTCGACTCTCGACGATGAAGAACGGGACAGAATCCTTCCACTGTCTCGTATTGTTGGGGTAATCTGCAAGAAACTCTCTTGCGATTTCATAGGCATGTTCAAGAGAAGACGCCCGTACCTTTAGTGATGCATTGTCAAGTACTGTCCGTTTCAGAACAGCAGACATAATGAACGCCTTCATAGAGACCTTTCAAATAAGGGCGGGTCCTTGTCCAGCTTGGACTTTATCCGCATTCACTGTCGCGCCCTCAGGCCTTCAGCAAGGAGTAATGGCGAATGTGCTGGGAGTCGAACCCAGGCTTCCGGTTTTGGAGACCGACGTGCTACCGTAACACTTCACAGACAATTCAATTAAAACGGGACGTCATCATCGAGGTCGTCGAGGAACGGATCAGCCTTCTTAGGAGGAGTCTTTGCCTTCGGCTTCGCAGGAGTCTTCCCCGTAGCACCGTCGTATTCACCGAAGCCATTACCCGAAGAGCCTCCCTCGTGAGGGACAAGCTCCTCGACACGGATGGCGTTCGTCCAGATCGCCTTCTTCTTACCCTTACCGAAGTCTGCGATGGTGAGCTTTGCTACGACACGACTGCCATTACCAATGAGACGGTCATCCCAATCGCTGTTGTCGTCGGCGTAGATCTCGATCGGATCATTACGTTCGCCGTCCTTCGTGAACTCAGGCTTCTTGAGAATGAGGAAGTCGCCCTTATCAGGAATCTTCGGATCTTCCTTGTCCTTCAGTCGATCGAGTAGGCGGTGATCCTTCAGAAAGGAGACGTCATCAGGAACGAGCTCGTATGCCCACTGTCGGCCGGGGTTTTCGCCACCGAACTGCTTGTCATAGTTGTCGTGCAGCGCCTTGTTGCCCACGATCTTTGCCCAGTAAACCTTGCCGGGAACGAATACAGTCGTATAATCTACCAATTTCTTTTCCTTTTCCTGTGAAGGGTAAAGAGTCGCCGACTCGAACGGCTCGGTCTTCCTTACAACTCCCTACCTCTTACACCAATTATATCATGATATCTTAGTGATGTCAACACTAAACTAGTGGGTCGCGGCCCATGTCAATCCTTTCTTTGCTTCGCCGTCCAGCGGGACAGACATATTGAGTTGAACTCCTGCCTCTCGGATAGCTTCAACACTAAGTCGGGCATGTACGTCGGCGTCTCCAGGATCGCAGTCATACTGCCATTCGTCGTGGATATCCCCAACTTTAATCGAGTCAAGTCCGCGACGGTAGATATCTCTTTCAAGATTAATGCAAGCTGCTGCCATGACTCTAGCCCCTCCACCCTGTAGCTTGTAGTTGAGAGCCGCGTGAGGCGATGGACAGATGACTTGAGATCCATCAACGAGAGGTACTCGTCCTCTCGATTGTTCTTCGATACATTCATCAATCAACTCCTTCAGTCCCAGCCGTTCAAGAAACATCATCCGAATCTTCGCACCTTCTCGGATGGGGACATTCAGAGTCTTAGCAATCTTAGGGGCAGCAGCACCATACATGATGGCATAGATCAATGTCTTGGCCTGTGGCCGAGTAATCCCTACGACGTCTGCATTGTACTGATGGGGGTCGCCCTCGACGACTTGCTTTGTAAATTCAGGTCGATTGAGATAATGGGCAAGCATTCGGAGTTCGAGGCCAGCCGCATCAGTTCCGACAAGAAGGCGTCCTTTGCGAGCGACCCACAAATCTCGTGCTTCATATGTGTAGAAACCTTTGTCCCCAAGGATGACTTCCTTACTGACAACATTGCCTTTGTCGTCTTTATGCTCTTTGACCCGTACTGCCGGGATATTCGCTGTATTAGGCGCTTGATGTCTAAGTCGAAGGGTATCGGCCAAGAATAACTTACCGTGTATTTTTCCATCTTCTTCGTCCCAGTTGTCAAGCCATGTATTAATCATGTTGGCTCGGCCGTTGAACGCCATCCATTGCGCCATCAATTGAACCTCAGGGGTGGGTGTACCCTCAAGGAAGCGTTCCAGCGACGGAGACAGCTTACCTTTATCAAATGGCTTCGGATTACCTCCACCACCCTTCTCGGTCTTCGGAGTAAACTCCTCTGGCTCCCACCCTAACTCTAGAAGCTTCGCAGTTCTTTGTTGAGGGCTTCCAATTGAGAAAGGGATGTCTTCATAAGCTTTATACTCTTCTTCGCTTTCTCCGGGCTCAAGTATGTATCGCGCCTGATCCTTGAGATAGATAGCCGTAGGCGATCCGTCTCGTCTCGTACGCGGTCGTACAGCGACCAGCTTTCGTTCAGCCGGGAAGACCGCTCTGATCCTTTCTTCAAGGTCTGTTTCCTTATTCCTGAGAAGAGTGTAGAGCTGGAGGGCACGGGGGCCATCGAACTCAAATCCATTCTTGTGTTGACGTTCCAGAATAACAGTGAAGCGGTGCTGAATCCAACACGACTTCTCTGAGAAGTTTATGGCGTTGAGCGTCTTAACCAACCGGAGGTAAAGCTTAGCTGTTACGAGGACGTCCTGGTGGCAGTACTCGACCATTTCTTCAGAGAGACGAGACCAATCGTGGAAGTCGCCCTTTGCATACCCGATCCGCTCACCCCATTCACCTAGCGAGTGACCGCCTGGTAGATTTGGGGAATACAGGGAAGCAAGTACGAGAGTGTCGATAAGACGACCCACAGGCAGACGGACACCAAGGAGACGTACAAGATGAGGCGCATCGAACTTGAGGATATTGTGTCCAATAAAGTACGCTTCTTCGTGTTCGGATAGAAATCGTCTAATTGATTCGTGGTCTCTACATTCACCCTTCTCTCCAGTTTTAATGTTCAGCCAACAAAGAACCCAAATCACTGTCGGATACAAGCTGTCGGCTTCGATGTCGATTACGAAGTATTCATGCGGGTCTGTTTTCCAATCGAGATACATCAGAACCTTTCTACGTTTGTCCTTTCAAACTTAGCGTCATCGGGAAGATGAGTAAAAGTTTTATTCTGGCCTATGTAGAAGCTACCTACTACATGATTGTCTACAAGCTCTCGGTAAAGCTGATTAAGAACCTTCAGTCGTAGCCTAAAAGTCTCAACCTTGCCAATGACGTCGAAGTCACTGTCCGTACATATCGAACTCGTGTCCTGCACCTGATCCACCATTTTCATACTCCTCTGCCAACTCCTTGGGTAGTTCCTCCAGCCGACCTGTCATCTCGTTGTAGAAGAGATAGGTAGCTGGGCCTGTCCGTCCGAACTCTCGGTTCTTCTCGACAGTAACCTTCGTGACGTTCCTCCGCCACTCGTTCATGTCCTTCTTATCACGCTCCAGCCGGATGACTGCGTTACTCACCTGCTCCGGACCAGCGGAACCACGGACCTGACCCTGCCTGTTGATGTGAATGACACAGACGCAGCAGATGTCCAGATTCATAGTGAGCGTCTTCAGCTTAGTAGTGATTTCGTCTAGCTGCTTACGCTCGTCACCTGATTGATCACTAACAATAATGCTAAGGTGGTCAACAAAAACGTAACGACAACCAAGAGCAGCCATGTGCCGTATCTTAGCGAGGACCGAGTCAATCGCTGAGCTACCAAAATGGTCGTAAATAACCACACGATCAGTATCAAGAACAGCTCGATAGGCATCACTCAACTCCTGCGGTGTCCGCTCCACATCAGGGAAGTGGTACGGCTTGTTGTTGTGAATGGACATAAGACCCAGCGCCGTCTTACGCTTCGGTTCTTCGAAGTGAAGGAAGCCGACGCCACTCTTTTCCTCGATCAGCTCAGGATCAGTTAGGAGTTTGTACTGGATTTCCTTGATGAAGCTGGTCTTACCAACTCCTGTATCAGCGGTAATAAGAACAAACTCGCTAGTTCGGAGTCCGTATAAGAGCCCGTTAAGCCCTTCCCATGGATAGGGGACTGATTTAGGCTCTGTGTAGGTAAGAATTTCCTCCAGAAGTCTTGGATCTGTACCAAGCTGGAGTCCGTCGGGCATGAAAGCGGGAGCACGAAACCACTCATTGATGTATTCAGCCTGCCATCCACGCTTGAGATAGTCATTGGCGTCCTTTGCTTTGCTTAGTTCGAGGATACGTACCTTACCTGGTTCGAAGAGTCCTGCGATGACTTCGGCAGCTTCCTTACCGGGGCCGTCGTTGTCAAAGTTGAGGACGATCTTGTTGAAGCCGTTGAGGTACTCGAAGTTATCAATGACCTGCTTCTTCGCTGAGGACGCGCTAGTGACACCGACATTGGCATACCGTGCACCAGTGAGGTGATATGCTGACATGGCGTCGTAGTACCCCTCGGTGAGCGTCACAGACCCCTTTGGATCGACAGGGAATAGGTCCTGTCCGAAGAGCTCGGCATTAGTAACCAATCCTTCGAACTTGAACTTCTTCTCGGG